GCAAGTAATAATTCTCAACCGGGTATAGTTGCAGGTAATAGATATGGATTGCAACAAGGAGATGCATTTGCATTTTTTAGAATGTCTGGAGGACAATATAGTTCCTCGTCTACAGATTGGAGAACATATGGTATTCTTGGCGGCTATTTTATAGGCGGCCAAATAGTTTGTCAAAACGATTATTTGGGCCCTGCTCCTGGTACTCCTAATAGTATAGCAACTCTTGCACAATACGGTGTAGCTGCGGGACAGTTTACACAATTTGCTTTCGGTGGAACTGAACTTTCTAAAATTACACTGGCAGATGCATTTGGTAATGCTTTAAAAGTAAATAGAGGTACTATAGTTACAGGAAATGGTACGATTGTACAATTTACAGGATCGCACGACGGACTTATAGAACTAAATGAAGCTGTAGAGATAGGAGATATTTTAGTTGATGTAAGTATAGTTGCTTCAAAAAATATAAGTGATGCTGTAGGTATTGTTACAAAATCAACACAAATAAATCAAAAATCAGTATTTGGCATTATGCGAGAATATACACATGAAAAATATATCCCATATACATTAACTGAAGAATATGAATATGAAAAAATTACAGAGACTCCGTTCGGAGGAGATACAGCTAACAGTGAAGTTACATCTACTATTGTAAAGGATGAAAGATTAAATCCAATTTATCAATCTTTAACAGATACGCATAAATTTGTACACATCAATAGCATAGGCGAAGGCTTAGTTAATGTATGTGGCGAAAATGGCAACATTGAAATGGGAGATTATATAACAACATCTTCAATGCCGGGCAAAGGTATGAAACAAGATGATGATTTATTACATAATTATACTGTAGCAAAGGCAAGAGAAAATGTTACATTCTCATCACCCACAGAAGTTAAGCAAATTGCTTGCTCATACCATTGCGGATAATAAATGGCAATAACTAAAAATTTAGTAATAGACCAAGGCAGTACATTTACTGCCAATCTACAATACGTTACAAATAATAAAATTCCTGTAGATTTAACGGGATATACTGTTAGAAGCCAATTACGCAAATCTTATAAAAGCGCAAACTCCGCCTCAATTGCAGCAACTGTTATAAATGCGGTATATGGAAACATATCATTATCGTTGTCGGCAACTCAGACTTCAAATTTACCGCATGGAAGATATGTTTACGATGTTGAAGCCTTGCAAGGAAACACCGTTATACGAATCGTTGAAGGAATTATAACTGTATATCCCGGAGTTTCTGGAATAGCAACCGGATCAATTTTAATAAATGGTAAAAATACTTCGGATATATCTGAAGGTACTAACTTATATTTTACGAATGCAAGAGTATATGCAAATGTCATAAGTTTATTGCCAAATAATACAACAAATATTAAAGCTGATTATTTTACAGGTAACGGATCATTCTTAACTGGTATAATTGGATCAAATGTTGTAGGGACAGTACCAGCATCAAATATTGTAACAAATCCCATACAAACAAATATTATTAGTGTTGGCACTTTAACCGCATTAACAATAGCAGGAACGTTAACCGGCAATAATATCGTTGCGTCGGGAAATATAACTGCTTCAAATTTTGTAGGATCGGGGGCAGGCACTCCCGCTATATCTTCAGTAACCAATTTAGATTTAATACCTACCATTGCTGTTAGGATATTAGGCAGTGGAACTTTAACAGCAACTGGTGATATAACAAGTTCAAATTTACTCACAAGAAATTATTTAATAAATTCAATACAAACTAATATTTCTGCAGCTGGGACTACGCAAAATTCTGCCACACTATTAGGAAATACAATTAACATTGTAAATACCGGTATAAACGGATCTGGTGTTATTTTGCCAAATGTGAATCCTGGAATTGTAATTTTTATTAAAAATGCAACTGGCAATGATATATCAGTATACCCACAATTAAATGCACAAATCGATGGGGCATCTGCCAATACTGCATATGTACTAACAAGTAACAGCAATACTCTGCGTTTAATTTCTGCAAGTTACACACAGTGGTATACATGATGCAGACAGAATTTAAAGAATATATTGTGGGGTTGAAAGAGAACGTAGATTATAATACTTTTTGGTATGAAATTGAAAATGAAATTCTCGAAACTGAATATGTTCCAAGTCGCCCAGTAGAAATTATTAATGAGAGACCTTTAAGTACACGGTGTTGCCATTACGCATTAACTGACTTAGAGGCGATTGCATTAAGACAAGATTCCAGAGTACAATGTGTTGAAATTCCCGCAGATCAGCGAACAGATATTAAAATTAAATCTTTTGCAAGCCAATCTGGAATTTATTATAAATTTCCAAATACAGGCAGAAATCCCAACAATGCATTGGGTGTGAATTGGGGATTATTCAGACTAAACAGCAATACAAATAATACCATAGGAGCATCTGGAAATTTACTATATAACTATCCGTTAGATGGAACAGGCGTCGATATAGTAATTCAAGATGGAGGATTACAATGCGATCATCCAGAATTTGAAAATTCCAAAGGAGAAACCAGAGTTCAAAAAATAAATTGGTATTCTGCTAGTGGATTACCTGGCACACAACCAGCTGACAATCTTTTCTATATTGATACCGACGGACACGGAACTCATGTTGCAGGAATTGCTGCTGGAAAAACTTATGGCAGAGCAAAAAACTCCAACATTTATTCTATTACAGTTGACGGATTAAACGGTGCAAATTCACAGGGCATGCCTATTAGTGATGTGTTTGACGTAATTAAAGGTTGGCACAATAACAAACCAATAGATCCTGCAACAGGATTTAAACGCCCTACTGTTGTCAATATGAGTTGGGGGTATACTGCTGCATTTCAAAATATAACTGGCGGAAATTATCAAGGCAATGTGTGGACAGGAACCACCAAACAAGCTGCGTATGGTATGATTGGAAGCGACACCAATACTCACGGCGTTAGAGTAAGTTCCGTAGATATAGACATTAGCGAAATGATAGCAGCAGGTATTGTTATATGTGGTGCTGCCGGAAATAGTTATCAAACAATAGATACCCCTACCGGAATAAATTTTAATAATTACTATAATAGCAGCGTATATGGGCAGGTTTATTATATGCAAGGCGGAAGCCCAACCGCAGCTTCAGGTGTAATTACTGTGGGAAATGTATGGACAGGAGATCCTTCCATAGGATTTGCCGAACAAAAGGCAGCATCCAGTGAGTCTGGCCCAAGAGTCGATATATACGCTCCTGGCACCTTTATTATAAGTACAATGTCAACTACAAATATATTTAGTTGTAATACAATGTATCCCAATAATAATTCTTTTTTGATAGGAACTTTATCTGGAACTTCAATGGCCGCACCTCAAGTTGCAGGTATGTGTGCGCAATTATTACAGGCATACCCATCGTATACTCCAGCACAAATCAAAGCTAGGATAGTTAATGATGGCGCATCCAATGTTTTGTTTGATACTGGATTAACTGACGATTATAGTGTACTGTACACCCTACACGGTAGCCGAAATTCTTATGCGTTTCAACCGTTTAACGCTGCAACAAATTTTAATGTTACTCCTGGTGTTGTAATGAATAATATTACAATAAATACATAATAAAAATAAATATAAAGGATATCACATGGCGTCAATAACATCTAGAGAACAATTGAAGGAATATTGCCTACGCCGACTAGGTGCTCCTGTTATTGAAATCAATGTAGATGAAGATCAAATTGAAGATCGTATTGATGATGCATTTCAATTCTACAGAGAATATCATTATGATGCTGTAGAAAAAGTTTACCTAAAGCATTTGGTAACTCAACAAGATTTGACCAATTTATACATACCTATTCCCGATGCGGTTGTAGGAGTCGAAAGAGTTTTGCCTTTTAGCAATAAATCAACGGGGATAAATATTTTCGACATTAGATATCAAATTCTAATTAACGATCTCTATTCTTTAATGTCTACTGATTTAATTTATTACACGCAAGTTAGACAACAGTTAGAATTAATTAACCAAACGTTGGTGGGTGTAAAGCCTGTTAGATTCAATCGTCATATGAATCGTCTATACATAGATATGGATTGGGCAGCGGATGTTGATGTAGGAAGTAATATCGTTGTTGAAGCCTGGAGAATATTAGATCCGGACACATACACGGATGTTTACAACGATATGTTCTTGAAAAGATATGCGACAGCTTTAATTAAGCGGCAATGGGGAACAAATATGAAAAAATTTGACGGAGTGCAACTTCCTGGAGGAGTTGTTTTAAATGGTGGTAAAATATATGATGAAGCAGAGGATGAATTGCTAAAAATTGAAGCTGAAATACAATCTAGATTTGAACTACCAGTAGATTTCTTTACAGGCTGATACTTAATATCACCTAACCTCATAGCATATACTAACACCGAAGTCAATAGAAGTCTATAGAATTATGGCAACAGTTAACCATTATTTTCAATCTGGCATTCCGATGGGCAGAGCCTCGGAGCAGAATCTCTACGAAGATCTAATAATCGAATGCCTACAAATCTATGGTTTCGAAGTCTATTATATCCCAAGAACATCTTTTAATGAGGATCGTATTTTGGTTGAGGATCCGTTAAATTACTATGAGAATGCGTATCCAATTGAGATGTATTTGGAAAACACAAATGGGTTTGAAGGTGAGGGAGACCTGCTAACAAGATTTGGAGTCGAACTTCGCGACAGCGCATCCTTTGTAGTATCAAGACGCAGATGGGATAAAGAAGTTGGCAGTAAAGGTCAAACAGTTTTGGCTAACAGACCAGCTGAAGGTGACGTATTATACTTCCCGTTAACCAAATCTTATTTTGAAATACGTAAGGTAGAAGGCGATACGCCATTCTATCAGCTTGGCAAACTCTATATATTTAGAATGCAATGTGAGCTGATGCAATTCTCTAGCGAGAACTTTAATACAGGTATTGATGAGATTGATACCTATGCAGATTCGATAGATCAAAATTTAAACAACTTTGAATTATTGGTAGAATCAGACGGCCCATTATTATTAGAATTTAACACAGAAACACCGATGATTCTAGAAAGTTACAAAATAACAACAGTTGATGCTGGCGCTAGAAACGACGACTTTGATACCGGCATTACTGACATATTAGATTTCACAGAAAGAAATCCATTTGGTGAGGTATTTAAATAATGTTAGATCAAAGATTTTACTGGGGAACAACTAGAAAAGCAATTGTTGCTTTTGGTAATATGTTTAATTCAATTACCATTGATCGTAAAGATGCGGATGGAAATAGTGAGGAAACATTAAGAATACCGTTATCATATGCGCCTAAAACAAAGTTCTTAACTAGAATACAACAGCAACCCAATGTGGATGAGCGGCCAGTTCAAGTAGTATTGCCAAGAATGTCTTTTGAGATGTTGTCGTTGGAATATGATGTTAATCGAAAAATAAGTCCGCTTCAACAAAATAGAGCAATTAATTCTACAATTAATACTTTAGATACTCAGTATGCACCTACTCCGTATAATATACAAGTTGCATTATACGTATATGCTAAGAATCAAGATGATGGTTTACAGATAATAGAACAAATTATACCATACTTTAATCCTGATTATAATTTAACGATGAAAACAATACCGCAGATGGGTATTAAAAATGATTTACCAATTCTACTAAATG